AACGAATGGGCAAGCCAGACTGACTCAGGCCAGAACTGCCGCTTTGCAATTGCTTGGCGTACAAGTGTTTCAATGACCAAATTTGTCATCTCTGGGGTATCACTCATTGACTGCTCCTTGGTATGCGGTGAGGTGCTTACTCAGTCGGGCGATGCGTGTGTCGTTGTAGCGCACCACAGACACAGCGTAGTCCACTGCCGTCTCGGCTTCTAGCTTTGATAGTTGAGCAACAGCTAACTCAGCGGCAATGACCTCCAACGGTGTAGGCTTGCGAAAGTAATTTCTAATGAGAGTGACTATTGTGTTGTTCATGTTTCACCTCGACCACGACAGGTCAGACACACGGCACCATCAAACTCGCCCTCTCCACTGCCATCACAGGCAGGACAGATGTCAGTCTCACAAGGCTCACTGTCGTCTGACATGTAAGCCGCCAAGTCTTCGTCATAGTCAATCATGATGTTGCTTTCGTTAAGGCGTCAGTGCCGGCTTCAGTGATGTGATAGCGGGAGCCACCACGAGGTCCGCTAGAGCGCAGCGTGACCCAGCCCTGTTTCAACAGGCGTTGCAGCACGCGATGCTCATCGCTTGGGTAGTTTGTCATCAGTCGTGTGGAGACTGTGCCTGCAGGGTCACTGCTGTCCAACAGCTTTTTGCAAGCTAAAGTTTTTTTTCCGCGATAGATTAGGTTCATGGTGATGTCTTTCTGAATTAACGATAGAAATACATCGCTGCGTTTTGCATTGCTGCACGGGCGGTGTGACCGTAGTAACAGTGGCCGCTAATTCCTTCAACACACCAATCGCAGCAACCTGCCTCAATCTGTTGTTCAAGGGTCATGTCACCAAAATCTGGATTGTGAACTTCATATGTTTTCATGTTGCTTTCCTAAAAAGCCCTCATGCGATTTGCTAGGGCATGGGTGCATCATATCACTGTTTCCCACAATTTCGCACAATTATTTTATAGGGACAAACCCTAAGTACTTTGAGTACTTTGCTCTCGGGCTAGGCTCTGCTTTAGGTAGTGCAGGATCTGCGCAGCCAGCGTCCGAGTGTTGCGCTCGGCCATCTTGCGAAGTTCACGCTCAATGTCAGCCGGCAGTCTGACGGTCATGTAGCGATCTTTAATTTTTTCAGTCATATGGTCTTTCATTGGTCAAAAAAAGCGCTGATCTTTGCCTTGGCATCCTCAGCACCCTTGCACACTATAGCACGATATCCCACACTCTCAAGATATTGCATCATGGCCTTCTGCTCAGGACTGAGGGCACCTCCCTTAACCCTCTTCATCTCAATCCACAGCCCCTTGGCTGGCACAAAAAGATCAGGGATGCCTGGCACTACACCCTCAGCTTTTAAACGGCCTGCAGAGGCTTTTGACCTGCTGCCACCATTTGGGATAGCAAAGATAAGTACGTTTGGATGGAACTGGCGAAACCAGCGCACCAACTCGCGTTGCTCTTCGTGTTCTGTTGGTATGCGGTCGGTGATCAAAATGGCACCTCGCATTCCCACTTGGGGCAGGCATCCACAGTGGCCGCAAAGTCTTCTGGGGGCTCCATAAAAAACTCAACGCATAGGCCATCAGTGCCGTAATGCTCGCAGGTGTGGCAGCACTTTGGTGGGCCAGCCTTGTCCCACTCACGCCACTGGATCAAAAACTCAGGTTCTGGTGGTCTAATTTTCATTTTTACTTCCAAGTTTGTTTAAGGATTCGGAAAAACTTTCCATCCATTCGGTAGTCAATGATTTTTGGCGGGTTGCTGTTGCTCATCTGCACGCTGATGTAGTCTAGGCTAGGCTCGCCTCGCATGCTTGACGCCTGCGACAAATCAGCCCTTGAGAAATTGGCTAGGCGAGAAAGCGCTTGCAATGCTTTTTGACCCGCATACCCTTCGTGCAGGACAGGAAAATACTCGGTAATTGGTCTGTCGGCCAAGCTGCCGTAGTAGGTGCAAGACAGCATCAATTTCCCACTGGCCTTGCTGGTGTGGATGCGCCATTTCCAGCTTGTTACCTCCATGTCTTTGCCTTCCAGCCCCATGATGTCATCATTGCGCAATTCCAACTTCTTGCGCTCTGCCTCGGGAAATGGGTGGCCACAGGCAGAACAAATGTCTGCGGAAATATGCACCAGCTCACCACAGTTATCGCAGACCTTCACGGGTGCCTCGCCATTGCCGTCCCCACCTTTTTTGGGTGGCTGGACATTGGTGATTGGGCCGTGGCTTGCCACCACGCCAGCAAAGTCTAAAACTAGGCAGTGATCAGCGTGGCTCTTGACTCGCATCCCGCGGCCTGCCATCTGGACGTAGAGCGAGGCGCTCATGGTCGGGCGCAGCATGGCAATCAGATCAATGTCGGGGTGATCAAAGCCGGTCGTCAGCACGTTGGCATTGGTCAGCGCACGCAAGCGCCCAGCCTTGAAGTCGGCCAACATTTGCTCACGCTCTTTCTTTGGTGTCTCGCCTGTCACGCACTCAGCAGCTACTCCGTGTTGGCGCAAGACTTCGGCAATGTGCTGGGCATGCTTGACGCCTGTGCAAAACAATAGCCACGCCTTACGAAAACTGGCTAAACCAATAATTTCTTGGACTACCTTCTGGTTCTGATCGTCAGTGTCCACAGCGGCCTGCAGTTCGGACTCAATAAACTCGCCACCACGTTTGTGGACGCCAGTGGTATCCAGTTTGGCCTTAGTCACTTTTGATTTCAATGTGGCCAGATAGCCTTTAAAGATTAGCTCATCAATGCTGACAGGCTCTAGCAGTGCATCAAAAAGCGCAGGCTTGTCGGTGATCAGGCCGTGCCCCAGGCGGTAAGGCGTAGCGGTCAACCCTATCACTCGGACATTTGGATTTGTACGATAGATGTCTGATAGAAGTGTCCGATAGCCGCCTTCGGCCTTGTGTCCGCATAAATGGCATTCATCTATCAAAACCAAATCAACGTGCCCTATCTCCTTTGCTTTGTTCCTGACAGACTGTATGCCAGCAAACGTAATCGGCTCGCCCAGATCACGCCTGCCAATGCCAGCACTGTAGATTCCCAGAGGTGCCCCTGGCCAATGTTGGTGCATCTTCTCGGCGTTCTGTTCAATTAGCTCCTTGACATGAGTCAGCATCAAAATGCGCGTCTCCGGCCAAGATTGAATTGCATCTTTACACAGTGCTGCAATGATGTGGCTCTTGCCTGAGCCTGTGGGCAAAACTAGGCAGGGGTTGCCCTTGTTGCCTGCTTCAAACCATGCGTAAAGCTGGTCTATGGTGCGTTGTTGGTATTCACGAAGCATGGATAGCCTCCACTTGAGCAATGCGCTCACCAATCCAACGCATCACTGGCACTGCCATGCTGTTGCCGAGAGCCTTGTACCGTGGGCCATCAGGTGTCGCCTTGCCCTTGGGCTGGATGTCGGTGTAATTGTCAGGAAAGCCTTGGAGACGCTCGCACTCCACTGGCGTCAGGCGGCGTACTGCCATATTGGTCTGCATGACGCTGCCCTCAAAACCCCCGCCAGCGGTACGTGCCTTGAGCGTGCCGAATGCGTCAACCATAGCGTTCTGCTCTTCATCTAAGCCTATTGGCTGCGCCACCGCCATTGTTTGGTTTTTAACCAGCGTGCCGCTCAAGTTCACAGGATTGCCGATTGGGTCAAGTGCCGACTGCCAAGGGAAAGCCATTGCCTGTGCAACGTGCATTGAACTGCCTTTGGCAAGCGTCCCAGATGGCAACCCGGGTTCTGCTCTTGACCCATTGGCCTTGCTGGTGATCTGCGCCATGTCAAAGGCAATGGGCTGCATCACGCCTTGAGTTGCATGGGTGTCAACCGTGTAAGCTGTTCCATCATCATTCCAGCCCTTCCCGTTCTGCATTTTCTCTACTGCTCGGACATCTTGCAAGGCAATCGGCCTTGACATTGGCACAAGTATTGCGCCATCGCCATCGCCATCGCCATCGCTGGATGGCCCTTTGGCGTCCCTTGCTTTCAATGCTGGGCTGATCTCTGAGTGCATTGCAGGCATCAGATGCCCTTGCTCTGCATCCTGCACACTTATGCTTTGTCCTGTTCTGGCGCAAAGGCTACCGACTGAAGTGC